CTTAAGGCTGATTACGCAAATACACTTGGCCGTATGTATCAAGATGGCTCATTTATAACCTCTAAAAACCATGGTGCTACAAAATTGTGGGGATTTAGGTTTATGTATAACCCTGAAACAATATCTATAAGTGGTGATTCTAGAAGCACCCCTAATGACTGGACTATGGGAAAAGCCGATCCGTCAACATCTCTTGGTGGAACCCTAACAGTAAGCGTTAGACTTTTGCTAAATAGAATGGTAGACATGAACTGGTTAGCCTCTGGACAACCAGGAGGCTATCCTGCTGGAACGCAATTATCTAAAGAAGATATGATAGGTATTCAAACTAGGGGTACAGAATATGACCTAGAGTATCTATACAGAGTTATGAATGGTGAGCCTCTTAAGAATCAAGCTTTACTTAAAAGCGGACAACCAACTTCTGATTTTGGTTACTTTACAGGTATGCCATTTTGGCTACATATGCACGATAATATGCGGTACCGAGTAGGAATGTCAAATATTGGAATTAATCATATTGTATTTACAGAACAAATGATTCCAGTCTTAACAGAAGTTAGCGTAGATCTTTTGCGTATTCCTGCATTGGAAACAATGAAACTTACTAAGAAGGAAAAGCAGGCACAAGTAGCTTACTTGGCAGCAATTAATACAACAGTAGGAGGAATTGGTAAATAATGATTGAGCGTACATCTAGATATTATGATGGGCCCCTAGCCCAAACCCAAAATAAATACACCGGTAAATATGAAATTTCTGTATTTAGAAAATTTCCTGATACTCAGGAAGTTACATTTTTTACTTACATGTGGGTAGAGGGTGACACCCTTAGTAAGTTAGCAAGCACTTATCTAGGTAATCCTAAGTATTGGTGGGAAATTGTAGATATTAATCCTAATATCACAGACCCATTTAATATAACTCCAGGTACTATTTTAAAGGTGCCTAATGGCTAATCCAGCAGTTAATACAAATAACTTTATATGGGACTCTAGTGCTTCCACACTTAATAGTACTTTTTATGTGGATTTTCCTAAAGCCCCAGATTTTGAGCTGCTATTAATTGGTGCAGAACTAGAACAAGATATTCATCACCACGATCGATTAACTTTACAGTTTAAGGGTAGACCTTTTGTTAGAGATTCTCAAATTTCTAGTGGGGACCCAGTTATATTTACCTATGCTTCTGGAAAAGTAATGAGCAAGTTTAAAGGATATGTGCACCACATAGACCAACTAAATAATATGACTGGTGCAAACACGACTATTGTTTGCGTATCCGCTTCTTATGTTTTAAAAAATACAGACCAAAAAATCTATAAAGATACTACAGCAGATCAGGTTGTTAAAAAGATTGCTGCTAAACATGGTATGTCCTGCACCGTTCAGCGTCATCCAAGAATTAGAGCAGCCATAGTTCAAGCAGGGCAAACCGATTGGCAATTATGTACTAGTCTTGCCAAGCAAACCGGATTTGCTCTTGTACATGAAAATACACACATTACTTTTGTCTCTAAAAATAAAATCTATGCTACAAAGAAACCGTCTGCTTCTTACTTCTTTATGGTTGATGATCCTATTACTGGTATAGCAACTATGGCAGATAAAATGTCTGGAACTTTATTCAATTTTAGACCTATTATTTCTGATGAGTCTCCTGAAACCGGTATTGTTGTAGACAGGGCTTTCAGCGGTTCATCTAATGTTTCAGATACAGATATATCTACGACGCACTCATTGCCAGATACAACCTCTAGTAATACTGGGTCCGTTATTCCTAGTGAGGCGTATTTTCAATGAGCAGTACATTTTCTAAGAACACCACTAAAGCTAAGTTTAAAAAACACCATGTTCATGAGGTAGTTACCTCAATTAATGACTCTAAACAGTTAGCTACCGATTATGCAAATCACCATAGGTACCGACATAAAGCAGAAGTGTCTGTTGTTGGAACAGCAGATTTACGTGTGTATGACCCTATTTATTTAGATGGTTTGTCTAATGGGATGTCTGGTTATTGGACTGTACTATCTATTAAACATGTTTTTGGTGGTCGTCCAGCTAACTATATGATGGAGTTAGTGGTGGGCACCGATATTATTGGGGATACGTCAAGTACTGCTGGATCTAATGCCGGAAATAGGGATATCCAAGGAGATCTTGCAGGACAATCATTGACTGCACCTGGAGCCCAGCTCATTACTAATAGCCCAACGGTTAATTCCTCATCACTTACACCTCTTTACGGTCAAACCCTTCCTACACCCCAAGTAAGCCCTATAGACCCAAATATTCCTAACCTTACTGGTAACCCATATCCCAATACAGCACCGGACCTTACGCAAGTAAAAAGAACGGTACAATGGAAGGCTAGTGGAACAGGGGCAATGATTTTATGACAAAAGAAGCAGACTACGCTGTAGATCCTCAAGGTCGCCCTATGTTTTGGGGTATTTATTCTGGAACGGTAGTAGATATTAATGATCCTCTTAAGAAGAGCAGGATTAAGGTAAAGGTACAAGGACCTACGGGCACTGAGGTTACTAACTGGGCGTTGGCTTGTTTGCCCATCACTAGTAATGCCAACCATCCAGATCATAACGAGCACACTGCTGCTCAAATTGCGGCCCTGTTAACTACAACTAGTGTTGGCGCTTCAGGTGGGGATCCGCAAGGCGGTTCGGTATCTATAACAATTCCTGCCTTAACTGTGGTAGCAAAAACCTCAGGGACCTTAAAACATGCCCATAAAACTGCAGCTAATACCACGGAAAAGTGGAATGATTCCCAAGAAACTGATACAATAGCCGAGCACACCCCACATCGTATAGTTGCCAAAAAGGGACAAAAGGTATGGGTTATGTTTAGCGGAGGATTACCTGAGCATCCAGTATGGATAGGAGTACAACCATGAGCGTAGCTATTAACTGGCCGTTCACCTTTGACTACTTCGGCGTATTAGATATTACTGATGATGCCCAAAAGATCTACGAAGATCGTGTTTTAACTTTGCTTTCTACAAATGTTGGGCAGCGACCTATGCTTCCTAACTACGGTACTAATATGGGCGTAGCTCTTTTTGAAAATGAAAACAGCTTTGCTGATGCCGCTAGACAAGCTATCCGAACAGCGATTACTACATGGATTCCAAACGTATCTATTGATAGTGTTGTTATCGGTACTTTTGATGACTTTAGTAATGAAGCAGACATAACTATCAATCTAATATTGCCTGGAAATGTATTAGTATCAGTAGATACAACCACGGCTATCCTAAACTACGACGGAACTGTGAGCCACGCATGAGCGAAATTGACTATACCTCTAGAGACTTTACTGCACTACGCAGCGATATTATTCAATTAATTAATTCTCGTACTGGCTATAACTGGGATCCTACAGACTACTCAGATTTGGGTAACGTTTTAGTGGAGTCCTTTGCATACATGGGCGACATTATGTCTCACTATATTGATCGCGTAGCAAACGAAACATCAGTATCTACAGCTATTAAGCGTGAGACTTTATTAAATTTTGCTAACCTTTACGGGTACAAACCCTCTGGTCCAACTCCAGCAACTGTAGACGTTATCTTTACAAACGTTAGTGATCAGACTATCGATATTCCAGCCGGCACTCAAGTTATGGCACCATTAAGCTATGGTCCTTTCTCTGAAGTTTACTTTGAAACAGATGATGCTAAGGTTGCCATTATTCCAGGACAAAGCATAACAGTAGGATGCACTGAAGGAAAGACAGTTAATACAGATCGTCCTGACTTAATTAACCCTACCTATAACAAACCTCTTCCTGCAAACATTGGTTTATCTACAGGTCTTCCTAACCAAAATTTTGCTATTCCGTATGATACTAACATTATTGATAAGTCATTAATTGTTTATGTTGGGCAAGGAATTGCCTTTGCTCCTTGGGCGTACGTAGATAACCTTCTTGAGAGCGGACCCGAGGAGCTAGTCTTTAGTACACTTCAAAATACAGATGGAACTTTAAATATAGTTTTTGGTGATAATATTACTGGAGCTATTCCACCATCTAATCAGTTAATTAGTGCTATTTACAAAACAAGTACCGGCTCATCAGGAAACGTAATTGCTAACTCTATTAAAGAACTTACATTTATTCCTGGAAACATTGACCCTCAAGCACGCTCATACTTTACTGTAACAAACTCAACACCTGCTATGGGTGGAGCAGATGCAGATAACACTACTCAGTTAAAAAATAAGATTACTGCAGTAATTTCTACACGTCGTCGTGCTGTAACCCTAAAAGATTATGAAAATTTAGCTCTTACTGTTCCTCGGGTAGGAAAAACAAAAGCAGACGCAGCCTATTACTCCTCTGTAATTATTTACGTACAATCTCAAAATGACCCTACAACTAGCACTCCGGGAGTAGGAACAAACCCACGTGTTATCACAGCAGTTGCTTCAGGAACTCCAAGTGCAGGTTCTGTTACCTATACTACAGAGACAGATCATGGTTATGTTGTAGATGATGTAGTTACTATAACAAAGACTGTTCCCGCAGTATACAATAAAACAGGGGCACAGATTACAGCCGTAACTTCTAATACATTTACTATAGTAAATGATGCTACAGGTTCTTTTGTGTCTAATGGTCTTGTAGTTAATCTAAAACCTACCAGCTCTTGGGAGTCATTAGCTTTAGATGTTAACTCTTACCTTGCTGATAAAATTCCTGTTGGAACAACTGTTACAGTTCTTTCTCCCACCTATGTTCCTGTGTATATGGCACTAAACGTAACTGTATCCAGTTCTCAAAGCGCATTAGCAATTAAACAACTAGTTTATGCTGCCCTTATTGGAACAAATGGAGTTTTTGGATATGATAATAATCCATTTGGTCGTAAAATAACTCTTTCTCAGATCTATACATCTGTAAGTAAAGCTAGTACTGGAATTACAGACGTAGAGATCACAGCTATGAACGTGGATGGCGGCTCAGGCCATACCAATCTTAGCTTTGCATCAAATGAAATTCCTTATTTAACTATAGGAAACCTAACAATTAACATCATTGGTGGGGTATAATGCTAAATCTAACTATGAAGACAGGCAGGTAAACACGTGGCTATTGCTACATTTCCCAATTATGTAAGAACATTTAGTCCTAAGGTTGACCTTACAGACTATATCCTTGCTGATCACGTCAATGCAATACAGAAAGAAATTGTTGCTATTGAGTCCTCATTGGGTGCGACAACAGCAGGTTCTTCCTTTTTACGTTCTACCTACGGCTCAGTAAGCGTTGTACAAGTAAACACTTTAGGAACCATTAGTGGTGGCTCCGGTTATGTAAGCGGTACCTACTCAAATATTACTTTAACTTTGTCTAGCGGAACTAGCCCATTTATATTTCCAACAGCAACAATTGTTGTGTCTGGAGGAGCTGTTACCTCTGTTACATTAACTACATATGGTGCGGGTGTTGACACAACAACTGTATTGACTGCTCCAGCTAGTTCTATTGGCGGAACAGGTTCAGGATTTTTAGCCCCAGTAGCTAGTACAACAAGCACAACATCTAGCACATTTGTTCGGCAAACTGCTTGGAGTAGCTTGGGAGACCGACTTAGAAATATTGAAATTGGTCTTATTAACGGCGTACCAGGGTCTCCATATGTAATGATTAAGGGTGGATCTGCAATCCAACCAACTTCTGGCACTATCGGTGTAACATTAAAAACTGTTGCTGGAACTGCAAATCTTCTTGAAGCCCGTCCATCGGCAGGAACACCCCTTAATTTTAATATTGACTATAATGGTCTTCCTAAAGTAGGCGCTGCAAATGTTCTTTATGTAGGAAGCAGTGATTATCTAGCACTGCAGGCTTCAATTACCACAGCAGCTACAACTTTCCACCCATTCTTCCTAGGCGGCATGTAAAGGGCAAACAATGGCAACATGGCGTAATGGCGTCTATGGTTTAAACATCTATGGTGAACATGATGGCATAAACTTTTATGACTCACAAATTAAAGCGTGGTCTTATGATTATAATAAGACCTATGTATCATGGAATCAAATAAACGCTGATCCTTATGATACGTACCCTACCTACTATAAACTAATTCGTAGTAGCACAGGAACACCAGATAACCCTATTGATGGTGAAATTGTAGACGCTGGTATTTATGCTGCATTTACAACTTCTTTTACTGATACCA